TGGTATAGTGGTTCCACTAAGAGTGTTGAGACAGCAGATTTTCCTCAGTGGTGGTGTGTATCCGATTCTCCGTGACGCCACGGAACACATTATGTACCATGCGCTCGGCAATGCTCTTTGGAATTACCTCGATTACAATGTTTGGAAAGACGACAACGAACGCAAGAACGAATATCGTCGCCTAAGAAATATTGAATTAGGTGGTCCTCGTGCCAAGTACCACAAGCACCAGAATAGTCTCTTCTATATCGCTTCCGAAGATTTCAGATACTTATTCGGTACGATTAATGCTGGTCGAGGTCAATGGTTCCTTGACAGACATGGAATCTCTGCTCCTAACGCGGAAGTAATTAGTAACTTCTGGCGAAGGGAGGTCGAGTCTAGTGCCATTAAAGAGACGAGCGGCACGCCGGTATCGTAAACATCCTATGGATGCGATTCAGGAAGACCATGATGCACTTTATGGTTCTACTGATGATTTCCTGAAGGCTATGGGTCAAGAGAGTACAGTGATATTCGCAGAAACAAATCTGCGTAATGAGTCGGGTAGGCCTCTTGACTATGAGCAGCACTTCTTCCAGAAACAATATTTAGAAGACTTTTCTCCCGAGTTGTGTGTTATCAAGAGTTCTCAGGTTGGTATTACTACCTCAAGTAACGTGAAGGCTCTTTATTTAGCACACTTGGATGACCCCAAGATTTGGGAGAAGAAGTTTGGAGTCAAGAATCGTTCAGGTATTAGCATTATCTATACGATGCCTACTGAGCGAGCGGTAAACGACTTCTCGGCTACCAGATTCAGAACGATGATTGGTAGCAGCCCTATGCTCATCGAAATGATGGGACTTAAGGGAAGAAAGATCGACGCCGTCACAAGACGTGCTATCGGCAACTCACTGATTCTTTTCCGTGGATCAACTAAAGATAGTCAGGCTATTTCTGACCCGGCGGACTTAATTATCAATGACGAATACGACTTCTCTGATCAGACCATCATCGAGACTCTTAACTCTCGTATCACGCACTCCGACCTACAATGGTGGTGGAAATTCAGCACACCAACAATCCCCAATTGGGGTATTGATGCTGAATACCAAAAGTCAAATCAATATAGATTTAACGTAAAGTGCCAACATTGTGGGAAGTGGCAAGAAGTAAAATGGCCGCGTAATTCGATGAAGAAGACCATTAGAGGAAAACGTATCCTCTATTGGGGCTGTTGGAAGTGTTCTAAGGAATTAGATAGAACACAAGGCGAATGGGTAGCCAGATATCCCAACCGTGAATATCATGGCTACTATATTCCTCCTATGATTACTCCTTGGGTTCAGCCTAAGAATATACTTGCACTAAGAAAGAGATATAAATCCGAAAAGAAGTTTAAGAACTTCGCTCTCGGTGAAGCATTCTCAACTGGTGCAGATGTTCTGTCAAGAGAGATGATGTTGAAGCGCGTCGAATTTGGTCGAGGCTTCAATCCTATGATTGACCAGAATATGTATATGGGTGTTGACCAAGGAGATACATTCCACTTCGTCATTGCCAGAGGCGACAACAATCGTAGAGAAGTTCTACACGTCGGAACTAGAACTAGTTTCGATGATATTGTAAAATTGATGTATGATTGGAATATTAAGTTCTGTGTGTTGGACGCTCTGCCTAACAAGTTGCCCGCCATGCAGATGGCTAAGGATTTTTATGGCAGAGTATTCTTAGCATTCTATACTGAATTCGATTCAGAGGATGACGTACAACAGAACAAGAAATTCAGATATGCATTAAACTTGGACCGCACTAACACTCTCGATATGTCGGCGCAAGCATGGAGAGAGGGTGAAGCGGCCATAGTATTGAGTTCAGTTCAATATAGTGGAATTCCTCCATTTATTGATGATCCTGCTAATTCCGATGCATTTATCCAGCAATTGGGTAACATGACTCGAGATGAAAAGGAAAATGAAAAGACTGTCAAGAGTCGCGCTGTCTGGATTAAGACTGGACCTGATCACTATAGACATGCGGACAGTTACTGTCATATCGCATGGCTCCAGAGTCGAGGCGGCGATATCGACCTGTTGATGACCAGACAAAATCAAGTTCTTACTTCTAGTGTCGGAGACTACTTCGAGATTGGTGGAGTTAGAAGTGATTTGCGCTCCTTATATTAAGGATTATGAAAATGGTAAGCGATAGAACTAATAGAAGAAGAAAACAAAGAAACCGAGATGCTTCTGGTATTGCTCCTTTACCATCTACCACTGGTGCGTATCATGAATTAACGGTTCCTGGAAATTACCCATTCGGTGGAATGAGTTATCAGGAACTGACAAACCCGAAGCCTGTATCATACGACGAGTTGCAGTTGATGCTTGACCTTGATGGTCATGCTCGTGGTCTATACAATGTTTTCCGTGGTCCAATTATTCGTGGCGCTAAGTATGTAAGAGTGCAAGAAGCCAAAGGTGGAACAAAAGAAGCAGAATTTATACATAGTAATCTTCTGCTTCCAAGACATCTTGGTGGGACTACAATCCCATTTACGAAGAATGTAGCTCAATTCTGTACTGCTTTCGTAAATGGATTCAAGGCTATGGAGAAGGTGTTCGATCCACCTAATACTGTAGTCAGTGATGGAATGATTCGATTAAGGAAACTCGCTCCAAGAGATTCGCGTACTATTACATTCAAACTCGATAGACATGGAGGGTTTGATGGAATCATACAGCGCACCAGTTGGCAGGGTCAGTTAATTGAAGAGGAACTCTCGAACAAGAGATCCTTGTATTATGCAGTTAACGAAGAAGAGGTTCCATTCTATGGTAAGTCTCTCTTCCAAACTGGATATTACCATTTCGACAAGAAGCACAAGGCTTACTTCATAGTGCATCTGGCGCTCGCTATGGGCGCTCTGCCGCCCCGGTTAGGTAAGGCGGCACCGGCAACTAGTGTCGATGACCGAATGAAGTTCTTGGACGCTCTGAGTAATCTTGGCACTAACGCGGCGATGCTTATCCCAGATGGTTTCGAGATTCTTCCAGAGCAGTTCAAGACAGTGTCTGCAAACCTTCCGTACATGGAGTTGATTGAGCATCATAACTTAGAAATGTCTAAGTCATTCGTTGCTCAGTTCATCGACATTGGTACGGGTGGTGGTGCAGGCGGTGGTTTCTCACTTAGTAAGAATCACGCGGATGCTTTGAATATCGCTATCGAAAATCGCATGAACGAGATCGAAGACATTTACAACAATCATGTGATTCCAGAACTCATTCATTGGAATTTTGGTACTACCAATTTTCCGAGAATTGAGTTCATGCCATTATCGGATGACATTAAAAACACGATGATTGATATCTTCCAAAAGGTATTGACGGCTCGTGAGTCTCCGCTGGCACCTGAATTTATGGCAGCACTTGAGAAAGAGATGGCTGACTATCTCGGACTCGATGTTGAAGACACGGCGATTGATGATAATCAGAAGCGTCGAGTCGCACAGCAACAGTTGGAACAAGCGATGGAGGAGGCTAATGCAGCGGTAGGATCTGATGTAAAGAAAATGTCGGTACAACAATTGCTGTCCAATAAACAATTCATTGATTGGGCACAAGAGTTATCTGAGAGGGTGAGAAATGGTCTTGTCATTGCAGGAGTGACTCACCATATAGAAGACGAGGAGTAATCGTGTTTGAGGTAATGAATCCCGAATCAACTGACTTAAAGTTGAATGGGACTCAATTCGTAAAAGAAATCCTCAAGTTTGGTCGGTTCAGACACCCGAATCCAAAATTTACCAAGAATTCTAAATATAATTGGGAATTTACTCCTGCCGTGGCTGATCAGTTAATCAGCAACTTCAAGGCCGGTGCCGTGGAGTCTGTGAAATTAATTGATGCTCACGACGAGGATGGCGGTAAACGTCTTGGCGCAATCGTTGATCTCATTCGTACTGAACACGGCGTTGATGCAGTTATTGACGTTGAAGATCAAAGCACGATTGGTGAGATTAAGACTCGTACCGCTGACGGTAAGCCGTTGGCGCATGGTGTCTCTTCTGGACTAGACTATGGATTTCCTAATTATGATGCCGACAAGCCAGACACTTGGTCTGGTCCAGTCCTAAGGCATGTTGCACTAGTCTCAATTCCCTGGATTCAGGGAATGAAAGATTGGCGTAGTGTTGAAGAAGGAATTGCTGCTTCCCACAGCAAATTTAATTTTGGTCATGAGGAATATTCTGGTATTCCAATTGTATTAGGAGAAAAGGAAGAAAGTGAAGATATGGACGTAGCCGCCCAACTTTCTGAGATTCTGGAGAAATTAAACTCCGTTTCTCATAAGTTAGATGAAGATCCTAAGGACACTAAGAAAGAAGAAAAGGATGACACTGAGAAGGAGCCGGTTGTGGGCTTAACTCAAGAGCAGATTCAGGAGCAGATCAATAACGCTCTCGCTCCAGTTCTTGCAGGCATTACTGACGCCGCTACGAAATTAGCCGAGGCTAATGAGGCTATCGCCTCTGATCAGACTCGTCGTAATGAAGAGAATGCTGACGCTGCCGTTAGCAAACTACTTTCTACTGGTAAAGTTCTTCCGAAGGACAAGGACACGTATCGCACACTGTACCTTGCCAGCCCGGATACTTTTGCTGCCGTGACGGACACTCTTCCTGTTCAGGTTCCTTTTGATGAGTCTGACATGAAGGATGATCCGTTTGATTCCAACCCGTATAAGGCTTCACTTTCTGCTTCTGATGTTGAGGCTGAAGTCAGTAGATTAATTGCGCTTGCGACTCCTATGGCCGCTGGTCGTTCTGACCAGATTTCGAGAGGGGACAACTAATGACGAGTGCTTGGCCTTACAACGCCGCTGGTGGTCAGCAAGAAATCCCGATTGAGAATTCTAATGAGATTCTTGCTTCTACTTCCGGTCTTGAGAAATTACCGCAAGGTGTGATCGTTGCTCATTCTCTCGAAAGAGAGATTCGAGTTGGTGAGATTCTTGCTCGGCTTTCTGCTGCCGTTACTGGTCTCGGTGAGATTGGTCAGGTGGTTCCTCGTAAGTCCACTGAGGCTGCTGCGGTTGCCGCTATCGGCACTCAGTTTGTCATTGTTGATGATGCTCATCCGTTTGTAGTTGGTGACACTCTTAAATTCGGTGGTACTGCTGCCGATGAAGTTATTTCTGCTATCAACTACACGACTGGTCGTATTGATCTTGCTACTACTCTTTCGGCTGAGGTTGGTCTTAACGAGAGAGTGTACGTTGATACTGCTGGTATGAAAGATGCCGTTGGTATCGCCGCAGAGAGATTTACTCCTGTTTCTGGGGCCGCTGGTATCGCTCATGGTCGCGTTTCTATGTATATTGGTGGTCTGTTCAAGTTAGCGAAACTCCATGGCGGTGGTGCTGGTGGTCTTGATACTGCTGCTATCGCTGATCTTGGTGCTGTCATGATTACTGCTGGCGAAGGTACGCTCGCGCGTATCCGTGTCGGTTCTTAAGGTAAAGGATAAATAGATGGATCTTGCTATTCTTGAGCCCCGCGTTCTGAATGGTGTCATTCAGAGAATGCCCCCGGCTGATGGTCAAAAAGGCCGTCAAATGGTTCCAAGACAGTCGTGGCCTGATTCTTATTGGGAATACGACATTGTGTCTAGACGTCGCCATATTGCTCGGCCTTCTACGCCGAACAGTCCTGCGACGATTATCGACCAGAATGGTATCGGGAAGATTAGAGGTTCTTTCGTCTACACCCGTGAGAAGAAAGTCTTCTCTCCGACCGTTCTGCGTTGGTTGCGTGAGCCGGGTCAGTTTGCTCGACCGAACGCCGAGGCTGCTGTTCTCCGTGAGTTCCAAGAACTCGTTGCTCGTATTGACCGCTGGGAAGAGTTCCTGATTTGGAAGATGCTGGTTGCAACTTCGTTCAACCTGTCTGCTCTTGGTCAGAACATTGCGATCAACTACAATGTTGATCCTTCTCACAAGCCAACTGTTTCGACGTACTGGACTGATCCGACCGCGAACCTCGTGACGGACTTCCAGGACTTCAAGAGAATTGTCTCTCGTGACAGTGACGCTCGACTGACTCGTCTGGTTGGCAACGGCATTACTGTTGAGACGTTCTACCGTCACATGCAGGTTCAGGCCATGCTGTCCGATGACCAGAAGCGCGCTATGGTCACTGAAGGCAAACTTCCTGTCTTCCAGCAGGTTGCCATTGAAGAGTACGACCGTGGGTATGTCGATGACTTCACTACTCCGGCTACTCCTACATTTGTCACTTACATTCCGGATGGCTACATGACTGGTATCGCTGAGGGTGGTCCTCAGACGTTTGCCTACCTTGACGGTCCGGCTGCAGATGATGAGGCACCGATTGGTCACACTGGCCGGTTTGCCAAGACTTGGAAGGAAAAGGATCCGTCTCAGCGGCAGGTCCTG